GATATAATGATGTAAATATTTGCTATAAATGTGAAAAAGAGTCCAAGTCTAAATCTAAAAATAAATTGGAGGCACTGATTAATGAGATTAAACGAGCTGATTAAAACAAAAGCCTATCGTGTTTTGGGTATAGATGCCTCTACAAATTCAATTGCTTTTTGCCTTCTTGAAAATAATCAACCCATAAAATGGGGCAAGATCAATATTGAAGGCTCTGACATATATGAAAAAATATATGATGCAAAAATAAAAATGTCAGTAATGCTTGATGAGTTAAAGTCTGACTACATTGCGGTTGAGGGTGCAGTACTTGTCAGATCACCTGATGCTGTGATAAAATTATCATATGTCTATGGAGTTGTTATTGCTGAGCTTATGTCTACTGGTGCTAAGGTTATTACAATTAGCCCTACCGCATGGCAGGCGCACATTGGCAACAAAAATCCAACGAAAGATGAGAAGTCTAGAATAAGATTGGAGCACCCTGGGTACGCAGACTCATGGTACAAAAATCAATTAAGGAATATGAGAAAGCAAAGAACTGCGGATTATTTTAATAGCAAATACGGATTGTCTGTTTTTGATTTTGATGTTGCAGACAGTTTTGGAATTGCATATTACGCAAATGAGGTGCTTACAAAAAGATGAAACTTTATCAAAGTAAAGATTGGCTTTACAGAAGATATGTCGTTCAAAGAAAAACAGTTACAGAAATTGCAACTGAGTGTAAAGTCTCTGCTATGACCATACAGAGATATTTAGAAAAGTTTGAATTAATAAAAAGGAGATAAAGTGGCGGAGTTTCCAAATAGGGAAAATGGATTTCAAACATGGGTTACAGACCTTCAATTACTAGGTGTGGACGCACCAGCTGGTAATAGAATAATTACTGAATGTCTTGAGATTGCAGAAATGCTAGTAAATAAAAATAGGTCTTACGGTAATTCAGCTTTAGACCCTATTCGTATATTTTCAAAAGCGGGACCAAGAGAACAGCTGCATGTTCGAATAGATGACAAATTAAATAGACTTATGAAGGGTACAGACTACCCAGGAGACAACGATATAGATGATCTAATAGGATATTTAATTCTATTAAAGATCGCTAAATCAAGTTGATTTTTTAGTCAACTAGGATTATAATAGTTTATTATGAGTGAAATAGAGCCGTCTGTCCATTTTGACAGAATGAATAAAGTAGTTGAAGAGCTGCTAAAAGGAAACACGCCAGGTCAGATAGCAACTATAACTGGGTTTAACAGAAAAGAAGTTGTAGAGCTTATTGATGAATGGAAGTCTGTTGTCCATAACGATAGTAATATGCGTGATAGGGCTAGAGAAGCAATTTCTGGAGCAGATCAACACTATGCAATGCTTATACAGGAAGCCTGGAAAACTGTTCAGCAGGCTGATGTTCAAGATGCATTAAATGTAAAAGCAACAACCCTTAAGCTAATTGCGGACATAGAAGCAAAAAGAATTGGAATGCTTCAATCCGTTGGTGTTTTAGAAAACACTGAAATTGCAGCACAAATTGCAGAGACAGAAAAGAAGCAAGAGCTATTGGTCGGAATATTAAAAGAGGTTACTGCTCAGTGCTCTCATTGCAAACTAGAGGTTGCAAAAAGATTATCTCAAATTACAGGTGTAGTTGAAGCTGTTGTAATTCACCCAGAGGCTGTAGATGGAATTTAATTTTAATGATATTATCGACATCCTTGATGGGGAAGAATTTGAAGAAAGACCAGTAGATCTTAGAAGATTTGTAACAGATCCAAACTATTTAGGACTTCCTCCATTATCAGATTATCAATATACATTAATTGAAAAATCATCTCAGATATATAAAGAATCTACTTTATGTAAACTTTTTGGAGAAGAAGAAGGCAAGCGCATGTTTAAGCAAACATGCAATGAGGTTATAGCACAGTTAGGAAAAGGCTCTGGAAAAGACTATACAGCAACAATCTCTGTATCCTATATGGTATATCTTCTTTTGTGCCTAAAAGATCCAGCTTCGTACTACGGCAAACCACCAGGTGATACGATTGATATTTTAAATATTGCTATAAACGCTCAGCAAGCTAACAACGTATTCTTCAAAGGTTTTAAGACAAGAGTAGAGCGCTGCCCTTGGTTTGCGGGTAAGTATGAAGCAAAAGCATCAGAAATAAAATTTGATAAGAATATAACGGTACACTCTGGGCACTCTCAAAGAGAAGCTTGGGAAGGATATAACGTTATCACTGTAATACTTGACGAAATCTCAGGATTTTCAATAGAAAACACAACAGGTCATGACCAGGCAAAAACAGCTGATGCGATATACGACATGTACCGTGCATCGGTTATTTCTCGTTTCCCTGATTATGGAAAAGTAATTTTGCTTTCATTCCCCAGATTTAAAAACGATCCAATACAAAAATTTTATGAATCTGTAATTGCTGAAAAAGAAACAATTATTAGGTCTAAAATATTAAAGATGGACGAAGATTTGCCAGACGGGACGGACGGAAACGAAATTACTGTAGAGTGGGAAGAAGACCACATTGTTTCATATGCAATACCTAAAGTTTATGCAATAAAAAGACCTTCTTGGGAAGTAAACCCAACTAAAAAGATAGAAGACTATAAGGTAGAATTTTATAAAAATATGCCAGATGCGCTTGGCCGTTTTGCCTGCATGCCTCCAGAAATGATTGATGCATTCTTTAAATCTCGTGAAAAAATTGAAAAAGCTTTTAATAACACGGCTTTAGCTGTAGATTCATTTGGAAGACTTGAACCGTGGTTTGCTCCAGATCCAGATAAAGAATATTTTATTCACGTCGACCTGGCTCAAAAACATGACCACTGTGCAGTGTCGATGTCACACGTTCAAAAGTGGGTAAATGTAAAAGTTACTGATACATACTCTCAACCAGCTCCAATCGTTGAGGTGGATGCGGTAAGATACTGGACTCCAACACCAGATAAATCTGTTGATTTTACTGAGGTAAAAGATTATATTCTTTCTCTTAGAACCACTGGGTTTAAAATCAGGCTATGCACATTCGATAGATGGAATTCTCACGACATGATGCAACAACTAAAGCAGTACGGAATTAATACAGAAATTTTGTCGGTAGCAAAGAAGCACTATGACGATATGGCAATGGTGGTTTTAGAAGAAAGACTACATGGCCCATATATTCCTTTATTGATAGATGAATTACTACAGTTAAAAATTATGAAAGATAAGGTTGACCACCCAAGAAAAGGTTCAAAAGACTTGGCTGACGCAGTGTGCGGATCAGTGTTTAATGCAATTAGCATGACAAGGCCAAATATCAATCAAGAGATAGATATACATACTTATGACTCTATGTCTTATGACGATGATTTTGGTAAAAAGGCAGATGGAGAAGTTCACCATTATAATATGATTAGAGCTCCAAGAATGCCAGAACATTTAAAAGAAGCTATGGACAGGATGCAAATACTATGAGTGAATATCAAGAGCAGGCAAAGTTATGTAAATGTTGTACTAAGCATGTTCCACTTCCAACAGTTATGAAAGAGTATAATCAGGAAATGGTTTGCCCAACAACATATTACAATATAATTGAATATAAAAGGATATGGGAATCGTACGGCAAGAGGCCCGTTGGTAGCATAAGAAAACATTTTTCAGAGTATGTTCAACAAGCAGTAGAAAAAACTATTGACAATATTTAATGATATATACTATACTATCAACTAGGCGCCAATAGCTTAGTTGGTTAAAGCCCCGAACTCATAATTCGGTAATCGTAGGTTCAAGTCCTACTTGGCGCACAGGAGGAAAAGTGGACGAAGATATGTTGCAATATTATATTGAGCTAGGTGTCATAAATGTATCTGGCATGGACGAAAATGGTGAATTTATATTTACTATTGATGAAAGTGCAAAAGAGATTGCGCCAGAATTATGGAAGGCTCATACAGATTTTGTAGATGCCACACTAATTGATCTATTTGAAAAAGGTTTGCTTGACGTTGAGTACGATGAAAATTTAGAAGCTCATATGGAGTTAAGCGAAGAAGGAAAGCGTGTAGCAAAAGAATTAGGGTTAATAGAATTAGAAGAATAATCAATGCCTCCATAGCTCAGGGGAAAGAGCGAGACTCTTCTAAGGTCTGCGTCGGTGGTTCGAATCCATCTGGGGGCGCAAAGTAGTTGACTATATTTTTATAGTATGATAAGATATACATCTTAGCGGATTAGAGCAGCTCGGTTAGCTCGAAAGCCTCATAAGCTTTAGGTCCTGGGTTCGAATCCCAGATCCGCCACTAGGTTGGTTGCTGCAGGAATGCCATCCTAAACCGCTTGGTGCCTAACTCTTGAGTAGTTGGGTGTCAAGCTTTTATCGCATAAGTGTTACGGTAGCACAACGGCTTCCAAACCCGTTGGACGAGGTTCGATTCCTTGATGCGGTGCAAACAAGACTACGACGGTAGGCTTGGAGTATGACGGAATATCCTAATGTGTCAAAAGCGGGGATAACGTAAGATCTGAGATAGCTCTCAATGTTAGCAACATAAAGATCTGTAGGCTTAAAAGGGGTACTTGAGACAACTTTGACTTGGCCTTGTAGGTGAAATCCAATCCTACTACTCACAATACAAACCCGCTGTAAAAAGCGGGATTTGTTTTTGACCCATAGCTCAGTTGGTAGAGCGTCGAACTGTTAATTCGAATGTCCCAGGATCGAGACCTGGTGGGTCAGCTCGGAAGAAGGTAACCACGGCTAGTTATAGTGACTAATGGGGACCGCCCCACGGAGAAAGTTGGATACTCTTGGCTTGCTGCCCAACCATGCGTTGTATGAAAACGATATCTAAGTAATACAACAAGTTGGTCCAACACCTGGTCTCGTAGCTCAGTTGGTTAGAGCGCTTCCCTGTCACGGAAGAGGTCGACGGTTCAAGTCCGTTCGGGATCGCAGTGCCCCCTTAGCTCAGTGGCCAGAGCACCGCTCTTGTAAAGCGGGGGTCGTCAGTTCGACTCTGACAGGGGGCTCGCTGGGAAGATTGGCAGAGAGGACGAATGCAGCGGTTTGCTAAATCGTAGATCGAAAGATCCACAGGTTCGAATCCTGTATCTTCCGCCGTAATTTGATATAATTAAAATACTACCCTAACAACTAGTGTGTTAGGTTTTTGCGTCAGTAGCCCAAATGGTAGAGGCGTCAGTCTTAGGAACTGATTGTTGTAGGTTCGATTCCTACCTGATGCACGATACTAAGGTTGCGTTGCAGGTATATAGACTGACTCCCGACGGGGACAACTGGAGGACAACGGGCGATAGTAAATCCTCATGTATCATGATTAATAAGTTAGTCTGCTCGTAGACTTATTAATCGCTTGGCCCTATCGTCTATCGGTTAGGACTCCAGATTTTCAATCTGGCAAGACGGGTTCGACTCCCGTTGGGGCTACTTCTCCTTCGTCCAACGGTAGGACTCCAGTTTTTGGCACTGGCAATCTTGGTTCGAATCCAGGGGGAGAAGCAAAGTGTTGACAATCATATTTTTAAATAGTAAACTTATAACAACATTATTCATAAGGAGAAAAAATGACACAGGGAAAATGCCCTTTTACTGGTAATAGCTTTAACGATTTGGGAACTTATAACAAAGACTGGTGGCCAAATCAATTAGACATATCTTCACTTCGCAGACACACCCCTGCATCAGACCCAATGGATGATGATTTTGATTATGCAAAAGAGTTTGAGAGCTTAGATCTTGATGCTATTAAGAGTGATATTGATAAACTTTTAACTACATCACAAGATTGGTGGCCCGCAGATTATGGTAACTATGGACCGTTCTTTATTCGTATGGCTTGGCACTCTGCTGGCACATATAGGGTAAACGATGGTCGTGGTGGTGCGGGTGAGGGAATGCATAGGTTTGCTCCACAAAATTCATGGCCAGATAACGGCAATCTAGATAAGGCCCGTCGTTTGCTATGGCCAATTAAGCAGAAGTACGGAAAGAAAATTTCTTGGGCAGATCTTATGATTCTGGCAGGTAACGTTGCTCTTGAGAATATGGGCTTTAAGACATTTGGTTTTGCTGGTGGTCGTGCAGATGTTTGGGAATCTGATGATACTTATTGGGGTACAGAAAAAGAATGGCTTGCAGATAATCGTTATAGCGGAGATCGTGAACTAGAAAATCCTCTTGCAGCGGTACAAATGGGCTTGATTTACGTAAACCCAGAAGGTCCAAATGGTAATCCAGATCCTATTTTATCTGCAAGAGATATTCGTGAAACATTTGCTCGTATGGCAATGAATGACGAAGAAACTGTTGCATTAATTGCTGGTGGTCACGCATTTGGTAAGGCACACGGTGCTGGAGATCCATCTAATGTTGGACCAGAACCAGAGGCAGCTCCTCTTGAGCAGATGGGTCTTGGATGGAAAAATAGTTTTGGAAAGGGTAATGCAGAAGATACAATTACAAGCGGTATTGAAGGTGCATGGACACCAACCCCAACAAAGTGGGATAACACATATCTAAAAATATTATTCAAATATGATTGGAAGCAAACAAAATCACCTGCTGGAGCTACTCAATGGGTTCCAACAGATGAGTCTGCTTCTAATTTAGTTCCAGATGCACATATTGAGGGTAAATTCCATGCGCCAGTTATGACAACTGCAGATCTTGCTCTTAAGTTTGATCCAGAATATGCAAAGATATCTAAGATATTCCTTGATGATTTTGACTATTTTTCAAACGTATTTGCTCGTGCTTGGTTTAAATTAACACATAGAGACATGGGTCCAATTGCAAGATATCTTGGTAAAGAAGTTCCTTCTGAGCAATTGATTTGGCAAGACCCCATCCCTGATTCTATCACTAAAGACATTGATATAGAAAAAATTAAGAATACAATCAAGTCTTCTGATATACCATCTTATAATTTTGTTTATACTGCATGGGCTTCTGCATCCACATTTAGAAAAACTGACAAGCGTGGTGGTGCAAATGGAGCAAGACTATTGCTTGAGCCACAACGTAGTTGGGAAGTAAATGACAGCTCAATTATTTCTAATGTTATTGAATTTTTAAGCACAATTAAAGACAATAATTCAATTTCAATGGCAGACCTAATTATACTTGCGGGATGTGCAGCAATTGAAAAAGCATCCGAAGACAAAGTAAAAGTTTCGTTTACACCAGGTCGTGGCGATGCAACTCAAGATCAGACAGATACAGATTCATTTAGTGTTTTAGAGCCAGTCGCAGATGGCTTTAGAAATTATCTGAAACTTGGAGTATCAGTCCCTGAAGAAAAGCTGTTAGTTGAAAAGGCTAATTTACTTAATTTAACACCAGTAGAGCTAGTTGTCCTACTTAGCGGTATTAGAAGATTAGAGTCAGGTGTTTTAGACAATAGCTATGTTGTAAAGCTTCTTTCTTTTATAAATGAAGAGCAAGCCCAGGATATTCCAAAAATTGATTTAATAATTCCTTCAAACTCAGAGCTTCGTGCAATTGCAGAAGTTTATGCCTGCGATGATGCTGGAGATAAATTTATTCAGGATTTTGCTAAAGCTTGGGACAAGGTAATGATGCTTGACAGATATGATGTAAAATAGCAAATTAATGGTATAATTAACTTATGCAAAAAATAACACATAAACAAGATGTGGTTGAGTATTCAGGCGTCTTTACTAATGAAGAATGTTCTAATTTTATACAATATTGGAATAGTTTAGACGACTGGATGCTGTCTTGTTTTCCAGGAATGTACACAATATCTGGTAAAAAACCAAATGACGGACCAGGAAAAGAACTTGTCTTTCAAGCTAAAGACAAGATGCATAAATTAGCAGAAGAGGTTTTTAATAAAAAATTAAAACCTTTAACTCTCAGCACACACAAATGGACACCTGGTGCTTGGGCAGCTGACCATGCAGATAATGCTGAACTTGACGGAACACCAAATGCTTGGAAAGAAAACAAGCTGGTTGCAATAGTTTATTTAAACGATGACTATGAAGGTGGTAAGTTGACCTTTAGAGATCATAAAATAGGAATAAAGCCAACAAAAGGCAACGTGGTAGTATTTGGGGTTGGAATAGATAACGTTCATGCCGTCACAGAAATATTAGGCGGAGACAGATACACAATGATGTGCTCTTTTGATTTTGAAGATTCTGTGTATACTGAAGACTTGCAGGCTCAAAAAGAATCTGTTTATGGCGCTCAAGAGGATCTAAGGAAGCAGTGGGCTGAAGGAATAATGATGCCTAAAACTACCGCTACCGACCCAACTATCTAATAATAGAAATGGTATACTAGAATAATGGATCAGTTAATATCTTTATTAAAAAAATGGCAAGCAAATTCTTTTGTCATGTCGAGTGCAGCCCACGGATTTCATTGGAATGTTGAAGGGCCACTGTTTACGCAGTACCACGATTTCTTTGGCAAGATTTACGAAGATGTCGATGGGACAATAGATATTATATCCGAGTGGTTAAGAAAATTTGACGTACAGGCTCCTTATGCTTTAAGTCAGATTATTGTAAATCAAAGTACCGTAGATACTGTTACAGCCAGTAACTCTCCAATATCGATGACAAAAATTTTATTTGATGTAAATGAAGTAATGTTGAGCGACCTTGCAACATTATTTAATACAGCAACAGAAGCAGGCGAAGAAGGCCTGGCTAATTTTATATCTGAAAGACAAGATAGCCATAAAAAATGGCAGTGGTGGCTTAAAGCAAGCTTAAAACAAACAATTAACTAGAATAGGAATGCTTATGCAAGAAATTGAGGTCATTGAATTTCCAGGCTTCGAATCAATAAAAGAAAACTTTTCACATTATAGGCAAAAGTTTTTAGATTCAAAAATTTTAGCTTTTAGAAATGTTCATGCAGACTATTCTTTGCAAGAAGACATAATAAAATTTTTTGGCGATAATCTTGGGTGGTATCCAAATAATGAGATACCTAATAGGTCTGATTATATAGAGGATCATCACAAGCACATGCTTGGCCCAACCATTGCAACAAAAGATGAGTGGATGCTGGGATGGCATATAGAATGGGTAGAAAATGAAAACGACTCATTCAGGGCTGGCGTATGGAATATGACAAAATTTGATTGTGAGTATGATACGGGAAACACATGTTTTGTAGATATGACCAGCTTATACAATTCATTAACGGAAGAAGAGCAAGGTTTTCTTGACAAGTGTGTAGTAGTATTAGATTCTCAGGGTAGAAATGTACAGTATTCTTATATTAAAAAACACTGGATTACTGGTGAAAAAACATTGAGAACGTTTTGTGGAAATTATGGAATTACTACTTTAAAAACATATGATGGTAGACATTTTACTGATAACGAATTAAAAGAGTTTGAAAGACTGCACAGTAAAATAATTGACAATGTTTGGAATAATAAAGATATAAGAATGGTACATAGATGGCAAAAGGGAGATCTACTGATACCAGATCTGTTTAAGTTAGCCCACGCAGTAACGGGCGGGTTTGTTCAAAATCAAAGACAGCTAGACGGAATGTTTGCAAAAGCAAACCCCTGGTCATTAAGATAGGAATGGTAAAATGAAAAAGAATGAATTAATTAAGTCTCTACAAGAGTTTCAGGCCAACTCTGTAGTGTTTGCACATCTGGTGCATGGCTTCCACTGGAACACAGAGTCTGTTTTGATGAGGCAGTCTCGTATTGTTTATGAAGAGATTTATAAAGATGCAGAAAATTCAGTACACGAAGTATCGGTATGGTTAAGAAGATTAAATGGTGAAGCTCCTTATACACTAGAAGAGTTTACTAAAAATCAAACATTAGGAAATGTAAAGCCAGAAACTTACTGCGGGGTAGAGATGGCACAGCACCTTGTACCAATTAATCAAAGAATGATTGAAGATATTAAGGTGTTAGTAGAGCAGGCAATTGTTCATAGAGAGCACGGACTTGTTCAATTTTTATCTAATAGACTAGGTCAGCATCAGGAGTGGGATTGGTTCTTGCAATCAAGCTTAAAACTACCGCCAAACCCTTGGAAATCTTTAAAGGACTAAATAATGCAGCTTGATACTACTGTTAGTAATATATGTTTTGATGACATACTTTTGTTACCTTCTAGGTCAAATATAAAAAGTAGATCTAACGTAACAATTAAAAGCTTATTGGGTAATCCAAAAAATCCAGACGGGATTATAGAGATACCTAATGCTTTTATGACTGCACCGATGGAATTTATTAATAGTAATAGAATGATAGAGGAAGTAACTCTTGCAGGAGGTATAGCTTTTGTTCATAGATTTATGTCGATAGAAAAAAGACTTGAGCAGATGCAGTATCAAATATTAAACAATCCACATAATAATCGTGTGGGATTTTCTATTAATAATCATGAAGCATCAGATAAAAATTTGATTGATAAGCTTGTTAATATGGGTGTTAAAATTATTTTAATAGACACAGCTTTTGGGCACACAGACACTTCAATATTAGCAGTAAAAGACCTTAGATCTATATGCCCATCGTGGGTCCATATAATGTCTGGTAACGTATCCTCTTTTGAAGCATACAGAGATTTGATGGATGCTGGTGCCGACTCTGTACGTGTAGGCATTGGTGGAGGGGCTGCTTGTACTACTAGGGTAGTCACTGGTTTTGGTCAACCAGTTTTATCTTCAGTTATTGATATTTATGAAAGAGTAAAAGAGTACTCTGTAAATGGAATAATTTCTGACGGTGGAATTAAAAATAATGGTGACGCAGTGAAGGCTTTAGCTGCGGGAGCAAGTGCAATAATGATGGGTAATTTTTTTGCTGGGCATGAAGAATGCGATAGAGACGGCAATGGTAATCTTGCGTTTAGGGGCTTAGCCTCACGAGGTATACAGACAATGGACGGTGTCGTTGTGCCACCAGAAAGACTACACGTCGAAGGTGCGGAAGCAATTTTAAATAGTAAAGGTTTTGTAAAAGACTCTATTCAGCAGTTAATTAATAATATTAGAAGCGGAATGTCGTATTGCGGATCAGAAAATCTAGAGTCTTTAAGAAAAGAAGCAAGATTTATTAAGGTTTCCCCACAGTCATCACTGGAATCTGGTAGCAGAATTTAAAAATATTTGATATAATTTATATAGACCGCCTTATGGGGTCTATATAATAATTTATTCGCTTAAAGGAGGAATAAAATGGTAACAACATATGCATGGGATCTTTTTCGTGATCCCCTATTTATTGGCTTCAACGAAATGGTTGATCGCCTAAATTCAGTTCATACAGCAGCATCTCATCAATCATACCCGCCATACAACATCGTAAAGGTGGATGAAGAAACATATAATGTTGATCTAGCATTAGCTGGGTTTGATAAAAAAGATGTTGATGTAACTGTAGATAACGGAACCCTTATTATTAGGGGTGAGATTTCTACAGAAAACTCTGGAGAAGCAATTCATAAAGGAATTGCTGCTCGTAAATTCACACGAACATTTGCTTTAGGTGAATATATGGAGGTAACTGCAGCTGAATTAAAAAATGGTTTACTATCCATAACAATTGAAAAAATTGTTCCAGAAGATAAGAAGCCGAAGACAATTAAAATCAAGTAAGGTATAATTGTAGTGTCCCACAGGGTGGGGCACGGGCCAATAGTTACGCCTTAGGATACACCTGAGCATGTGTTTAAACTGCTCACCAAACATTAAGGGGAACAAAGTAGTGATAATTCAAATTATTGGACTTCCAGGATCTGGGAAAACGGAATTAGCTAAAGCTTTAAAAGAACGCATCAATGCAATTCATTTAAATGCAGATGAAGTTCGTGCAACAGTAAATTCAGACCTTGGATTTACGCCAGAGGATAGAGTTGAGCAAGCAAGAAGAATGGGCGAAATGGCTCGTCTTATTGCAAAACAGGATGTTGCTCCAGTTATAGTTGATTTTGTATGTCCAACAGAAGCTACACGACAAGCATTTGGCAAGCCAGATATTTTGGTATACATGTATACAATATCTGAGGGCAGATTTGAAGATACAAATAAAATGTTTGAAGCTCCACAAAAATATGACATAGGCTTTCCAAGCCACTTACTTGATCCAAATCAAAAAGCTTCTACTATAATAGATCAATTTGGATTACATGATTGGTCAGCTCCAACAACACTAATGCTTGGAAGGTATCAGCCCTGGCATGAAGGTCATCATGCATTGTATGAAGAGGCTGGAAAGAGAACAAAACAAGTGCTACTTGGAGTTAGAAACACTTATAAGACAAGTGAAAAAGACCCACTTACTTTTAATGAAGTAAAAGAATATATTTCAAAGGATTCATTTATGGATGGATCAATGGTTTTGAGGTTACCAAACATTACAAACATTGTTTATGGTCGTGATGTTGGGTATAAGATTGAGCAGGTAAAGTTGGGAGACGAAATTGAAGCTATTAGCGCTACGCAAAAGCGTAAAGAAATGGGCATCTAGGATATGGGATTACATTTCCAAAGATAACGGAATGGAGTGGCCCTCTTGAAAGTTACTAAAAAAAGATCTGCTTTAAAGGCATTGACATGGAGGGCTATTGGCACACTAGATACATTTCTGCTCTCATGGATTATAACAAAAGAGCCAATTACGGCAGGTGCAATTGCAAGTTTTGAAGTCTTAACTAAAACAATTTTATATTATTTCCACGAACGTGGCTGGAACAAAGTGCAATGGGGTAGACAGTAATGCCAATATATGAGTATAAATGTGAATGCAATGATAAAGTAGTTCCATTCACAATGTCTATTAAAGATTATCAGCCAAACCAGGTGTGCACAGAATGTGGTAGTGACATGCAAAGATACTATACTCCAACGGGCATACAGTTCAAAGGCTCTGGGTTTTATAAAACAGATAACCCTAAGTAAATTTATATTTCACCTTTAGTTAACCAAAATAAGCAAAGTTTCATATTTAAATCAGATACAATATTATTGTACTAGGAGGTACTATGAAACTTAAAGGTTTTATTTTGACGCTGGCTTTGACTGCCAGCCTTTTTTATTTACCATCAGCAAATGCTGAAACCGAATTAAAATCAGGAGGATCTACATTCTCTGCTAACTATATAGATAGATGTAGGGTAATGTATGCTCAGCAAGGTGGCAGTACCTTAAACTATACCGCTAACGGTTCTGGATCAGGAAGAAACTTTTTTAATAATAAATTGATAGACTTTGCAGTAACAGATACTCCATATAGTTCATCTGACGCAAAGCCAAAGGAAGAGTATATGTACCTACCTTTACTGGCTGGGCCAGTGGCAATCGTATACAACCTTCCAGAATATAAGGTTAGACTAAAGCTATCTAAAGAAGTACTTGCAAAAATATTTGCAGGACAAATTACAATGTGGAATGATCCTCAAATATCAAAACTAAATATAGGCAAGCTACCAAAGAAAAGAATTGTTGTTGTGTTTAGATCTGACGGATCTGGAACGTCAGAGGTATTTACTTCTTATCTAAATGCAGTGGCTCCAAAAATATGGACCAAACCAGGAAGCAAAACATTTACTTCCGCATTTCCAGGAGATATCAATAAATTTACTGGATATTTCCAATCATCTAATGGGGCAATGCAAGTAGCCATCACTGGAAAAATGATGCCAGGAACCATTACATATAACGAAGTTTCCTATGTAGGAACTTTAAAGGCTGCGCTAATTGAAAATGAAGCTGGAAGATTTATTGCTCCCACAACATTAGCAGCATCTGCATTTTTATCAGGTTTAAAGTTTAATACAGATGGATCAGCAAGCTTGGACTATCTAAATAAGTCTAAAAGCTCATACAACATATCAACATTTGCTTACGCATTAGTTTACAAAAACAATGGAGAAAAGTCTGCTGATATAAAGAAGTTCTTAGAGTTTGCATTGACTAAATGTAATAAGATCCCAAATTATGCGCCAATTACTGGCAATGCTTTAAAGGTTGCAAAAGCTCAGCTAGCAAAACTTAATTAACATTTTTTCAATGATATAATTAACTTGTTATAAAAGTTATAACAAGGAGTTATTAGTTGACTAGGACTAAAGCATGGAGATTATCATTAGCAGCCATTTTAGGGTTTGGTTGGCTATTCCTTACACCCGCTTATAGTGATGATCCATTAAGCTTAGCCGCTCAAGAAATACAAAAACTAAATCAAAGCGTCTCCAGTCTAGGTTATAAAGATGAGTTTATTTCATTAATAAATGTAGCAGAAGAAAAATATGATGATGCGGTATCTGCAAAAACTGCGATGGAAAGCTCTACTGCAGCATATGATTCAGCGGTAGAAGCAGAATCAACAGCATTATCAGAAAAGAATTCAGCTCAACTAGCAGTAGACAATCAAACTTCTGTAGTAGCAACAGCATTGCAAGATAAGAATGATGCTCAAGATGCTTTAGATATAGCTAATTTAAATGTTCAAACAACACAGACTGCCGTTCAAAATGCAGGTAATTCTGGATTACAATATACAGTATATTATCTTACAAGAGGATTTAATGGAGTAGCAATACCAGACGGAGTTATATGTACTGGGGTATGGAATTCAAATTCTATGCAGCCACCAGTCTGTGGCAGATACGAAGACTTTATAGTTAAGTTTACTGGAACCATTACTGTTCCGTCCCATTGGACATCAACGTATTTTGCGGGATATACAGATGATGGATTTAGAATGTATGTTGACGGACAACTCGCTATTAACAACTGGCAGGAACAAGGATCTACTTGGAGCCCATATTCCCCAGTTTATGATGTAAGCGAAGACAAAACTTTAGATATAGAGATATGGTGGTATAACGGAGGAGGCCCAGGATACTATCATCTTGGATGGGCAATTCCAGGAGGATGGACTGGAGCAGGGTGTGATTATACTGGAGGCTGGGGAGTTGGATTTAGTTGCAATCTTAATACATTTTCATATGGATCTGGTGCAACACAAGCGCAAATAGATGCATATAATGAAGCGGTGGCAGCACAGCAAACAGCACAAGAAATTTATAATAATAAAGTTTCTTACTATAATGCTGAAAATCAAAACCTAACAACATATAATTCAAACCTAACAACTGCTACACAAAACCTAACAACAGCACAAGAAAACCTAACAAATGCTTTGTCTTCAAAAACAAACTCTATTGCTGCTTATGATCAATCTATTATTGATTTAAATAATGCAATAGATAATGCATGGGAATATTATGAAGAGCAAAAGGCTAGAGAAATTGCTAGTGCTTTGGCACAAGCTGCTGCAGCTGCTGCAGCAAATCAACCAACTCCAGAACCAGAACCTACTCCAGAGCCAAGTCCTGAGGTTGCCCCTTCTCCTGAGCCATCTCCTGAGCAAACTCAACCAGACGATTCCACTCCAACTCCAGAGCCTGAAACCACAGATGAGGCGACACCAGAACAAAGCCCTGAGCCTGAGCAAACTCCAGAGCCTTCACCAGAGCCTTCACCTCAGCCATCGGATACAGATCCAGAGCCAAGCCCTGAACCAGAGCAAACTCCTGACGCACCTGTTGAAGAATCACCAGAAGATAATATCATAATTGATGAAGAATTAAAAGAGCTAATTCCAGAAGCGGGAACAGGAACAGCAGAAGATCTTTCTGGAGTTATAGCTAATTTAACAAGCAAAGATAATAAACTAGTTACATTAAGTCCTGAGCAGGTTGCTGCAGTAAGCCAAACTCTTGTGGCATTAACCCAAGAAGCAAAACAGGAAGTGGCAAAAGATTTAGGAATTAAAGCAACTGAAGTTGCAGTAATTGCTGAGGCAATGAAAAGCAATACAGAATTAGCCACAGCTTTTGTAGAGTTTAAAGACAGAGCAGCATATGCAGGAGAAACAAGTATGCCTTATACTTTAGCTGACGCTACTACAGAAGTTCAAACAGAGGCATTCTTATCAGACCCTTTAGGGGCACTAACAAGTATTAATTTTGAAGAAATATTTAGCCCATCAGAATGGGGCAAAGATATGACAGATGATCAAAGAGAAAAAGCTCAGGAAGTAATCGTTCCTGTAGTTATTGCAGCAAATATTGTGGCAGCAGCCATGACTAGGAGGATATAGTGAAAATAATTAAAGGTTTCTTTAATTGGATATGGGAGGCAATCAAGGAAAGCATAGCCCAGGTTTGGACCCTTCTAGGCTTTTTTATTGCTTGGCTTACCCTTACTGGCACAGCCCAAGACGTAGTTGGCCTTGCAACAGTAGCAGCTACCATTATTTGGCTGGTTACCATTCCGCTTCGAAAAGAAGACGAATAAATGATATAATAGCCATATGAAAAGATTAATTAGTATTGCAACGGCAGGCGTAGTAATGCTATCATTGACTAGTTGCGGATATCAGGGGCACTATCGCTATCCCTGTCAAGATCCAGCAAATTGGGAATTAGCAGAATGCAATCCGCCAATTTGTGAAGCATCTGGTACGTGCACTAAGGACATAGTGGGCGACATAACAACTGAAACGGATACAGCAAATGGCTAAAGAAAGATTGAGTCCAGCAGATTTAGATGCTAGACTAAAGTTTATTCTAGGAATCACATTAGGTTCTATTTTATTTTTAACAGCAGTAGGTATTTTGTACGGTCTGCTGTTTGTAACACAACCAGTCGGAGCACAGTCTGAAAATGATAAGATGTTCTTCAATGTATTGGGTTCTGTAGCAACATTTATTACAGGAACACTTGCTGGTTTATTGATTGGGCAGAGCGGTGCTAAAGATATTATGAAAGCACAGCTAGACAATAAAGAAATTGATGCAAAGAATACTCAGGCAGATAAGAAACTTGAATCTGAAATTAGGATGTCAGAAGATAAACTTGATGCTGAGCTTGATGAAGTAAGAGCACGTCTTGCAAAGAAACCAGACGGCGCAATGCCAGCAGAACAGCCAGTCGATACTGATTGGGATAAGGAGTAAATATGGCAATAGATGATTTTCCAGTACCAGCAGAGAGCCCTAAAGCTCCTAAAGGAAGTGCTGCTCGTCTTATCCAAGTTGCTAAGTCTCAGGTTGGATACATTGAGGGGCCAAAAGATAATGAGACAAAGTACGGTGCCTATACAAAAGCTAACTTTCAGCCGTGGTGCGGATCATTCGTTAATTGGTGTGCAAATGAGGCAGGAGTAAAAATTCCTAATACAGTATATACCCCAGGAGGAGCAGAAGCATTTAAAAAAGCTGGGGCATGGATTGATGGAGATATTGCAGATCCAGAGCCAGGAGATATTGCTTATTTTGATTTCCCTTCAGATGGCGTCAATCGCATTAGCCACGTAGGTATTGTTATTGAAGATAACGAAGACGGAACTGTTTGGTGCATTGAAGGAAATACTTCAGGAACTAAAAAGGGAAGCCAAAGAAATGGCGGAGAGGCATGCAAAAAACTCCGTGCATACAAAAAGAACAAGGCTGGCGAAATGATTTCAATCGTAGGTTTTGGTCGTCCAAAGTTTAAAACTGGAGGCGCAACAAAGCCAGCAGCAACATCTTCTGGAGTTTGCCCTACTTGCGGTAAATAATGAATAAGTATCGTATTAAATTAGAGGTAGACGTTGAAGTCGAAGCATTTAATGCAGAAGATGCAGCAGACTATATTAATGATATTTTTAACATAGACGATGAAATTAAAAAAGTAAATATTATTAAAATAACTCAAAAATAATCTTGACACGCTCCGCCTGATTGGTGTATAATTATATTACTAATTAGGCGGACTTATTAGACAGGGTAGTATGCTTAATTTAACTATGCAAGGCGTTGAAGTCTTTATAAAAAGATTTCAAAATAAAAACCAAGAATCCTTTTGGGACAATTACGATCTAATTATATGGAAAAATAGCCCAAACGCATATACAGATAAAAATGGAATGTTTAGAAACTCGTGGGGCATATCTGAAAAAGTAATTGTAAACGATCAAGGTGTCTGGGAGTTGCCTAAAAAATATGTCAAGTATTTTAAATGATTTAGGCATACATGAAGATGAGGCAAGATGGTATGACTTTGCCTTATGCAGAGGAATGGATACAAATTTATTTTTTGATAAGTATGAGTCGGATATAAATATAGCAAAAAGTATTGACAATGCCTGCTTGTCTTGTCCAGTAATAGACATGTGCTACGAATCTGGTGTTTCAGATAACAGCTATGGGGTATGGGGCGGAGTTTATCTAAGCTCTGGTTCAAATGACAGGGTTAGGAACGCACACAAAACCAAAGCGGTATGGAAAGAATTAAAGGTAAAACATGGCAGATCACTTTAAACATGGCATTAATCAATGGACGGGTGAGCCAAACAAGCCAGTATTTTATACAAAAGAGATGGCAAAAAAAATAAGAGAGCTAAATAAGCCAGCAGGTAACTTAAAAATGGACATAGTTAAGTATCCAGAGTTTCTTGCAATAAGACTGTATGAGGATAACTTTATACAGTACGATGGTTCTTTAAAAATTAGGATCATAGAGTATATAGAAATGGTAAAAAACATATTGGAATCGTATGGAGTCAGAGTGGAACTTGAAGGAGTTCCAGCCACAACTGGGAGAAATAAATAATGGAAAAAGTTCTTTGTTATTCTTGTAATAAAAGTAAAAATCAGCTATCTGTAAGGAAGTCACAGCTTCTTCCAATTAATTTATTAGTGTGTGAAACATGTCATTCTGCTAAACTAGAACCACGATGGGTAGTGATTCTGGCTGGAAGACAAAATGGATCTGATTCCGTAAAAGAGTTTGTGATGAAAAAGAAGTACCATGGAGATGAAATAACTGCTTCTGAATTATTAGTTTAATAATGATTTTGAGGTATAATTAATGTACAATGAACATAAGCCTTACCCAAATACTATTAACTATATTTGCTTCTTTGATGAGCGGATTAGTTACTGCCTTTTACAATCAGAAAAAAACTAAAAAGTTAGAAATTAAGAGGGCAGAAGAAAAAGCCCAAGATGCTTTAAAAATAGAGTTAAAAGATCTTCAAATCATACAAATTAGAAAAAGATTTGGATGAATGGAAAGACAAATATTATGAGGCATTGCAGGAATTAATTTCTGTAAGGGCTGAGCTTGAAGACACCTTAATTAAGCTTACTCATGTTCAAATTCACGCTCAAAATATAGACGAGTAGCGCTTTAATTTTTTATTTAGTATACTGTATTTATGACCTGTATAGTAGCTATTGCCCAAGGTGGAACCGTTTACATGGGTTCTGACCACGCCGCATCCGATGATAAGTCTGGATGGATTATTTCACGCAAAGAGCCCAAATGCTTTAAAGTTGGACAATACGGTATCGCTTTTACAGATTCATTCCGCATGGGTCAGATACTTCAATACAACTGGACCCCACCAAAATATACTCCAACAAAAACTAACTCTGGTCTAGATAAGTTCATGAGAACAAAGTTTATTGATTCGGTTAAAGATGTTTTTAAAGAACACGGATACGGAAACTTTGGTCCAAGCGAGGACGGGGACACAGGTGGAATTTTTATTGTGGGTGTATGCGGAAGAATTTTTACAGTAGATGAAGACTTCCATGTTGGAGAAAACGTATACAACTTTATGGCAGAAGGAAGCGGTGGTCAGATCGCTCTGGGCGCTTTATGGGCAACAAAAAATCAAAAGAACCCAAAGATGCGTATGAAGGCTGCTTTAGAAGCAGCTGCACAGTTCAACATGGCTGTTGCCCCACCATTTACATACATTCAAGTATAATGGTATAATAGTTTTATGAAGAAGTTTCTTAGGTGGATGCTTGTTGGAATCTTCTTTGCTCCAATATTTGCTATTTATAAAGATTTTAAAAAGCGTTACGATTTCGGATTGTATTATATAAACTTAGAAGAAGAAGCAAATCAAGAACGTAAGTTTGAAGAGGCGGAATCGCAGGCAAGAAAGTTATTTTTTAGACCAGAAAACTACAGCAATGCGATGGACTTAAGAGGGACTCCAACACATGTCTGTGCATGTGGATGCGATATATGGAATTTAAAGGTTTGTTTTGATGACTATCAGATCGCAAACTACTTTTTAGATATGGAATGTGCTAATTGCGGAAGCATAGCAACAGCCCCAACACCAATAGATAAGGAAGCAAATTGAGAAAATCAGAACGTTTGCGTCAACTTGAGCTCAGTGTCCAAAGAATGGAAATGATTATTGAGCTTATGCAGATGACAATAACAAACTTATTAGAGTCACAAGGAATGTCTACCCCTCCTGAGCTGGACTCTGGCAAATGGTATAAAAAAATACAGAAAAACTCTTGACATTCTGACAATATTTAGTAAAATTAGAGTTATGAACAAAAAGCTAATAACACTAATAACTCTAGTGGCACTTGTTGTGCCATCATACACAGTAGCTAAGGCGGAAACAGCTACTCCTACAGTTGCTATTCTTGATACTGCAATTGATACATCACTTCCTGTGTTTCAGGGAAAAATTATTCAAGAAGTTTGTATTCTTCAAAAAGGAGCATGTCCTAACGGATCTCTTTTTCAGGAAGGCCCTGGAGCAGCAAGCATGCCTGCAAACCTAATTACACTAAATGGGTTTGATCATGGTACACAAATGACATCTACATTTTTGATGCAAAACTCAAATGCTAATGTTGTTTTTATTAGAATTATTCCAAGCACAGAAACAGGTGCTCGTATTGCAACTGCTGTAGACCCTACAGTATCTGCTGCATTGCGTTGGGTCAGCCAAAACGCAGAAAAGTATAATATTCAAGCAGTAACAATGTCACAGGGCCACCACGTACTAGGTGCTGCTGGAACAGACTATTGCCCTAAGTATCAAAGTAACACATATAATGTGATTAATACCCTAGATGCATCTGGAATCCCAGTGTTTTTTCCAGCAGGTAACGGAAGAGACTATCAGCGCCTAGATTGGCCAGGGTGTTTAACAAATTCAGTTTCTGTTGGTCACACAGACAGCATTGGGGAAATTTCAGTTGCCTCAAACTATGATTTAACGCTAGATTTCTTTGCTCGTGGTCAGTGGTCAGTGGCTGGTCCAGGTAATGTCGTTAAGAATATTATTGGATCATCATCTGCAACCCAAGTTGCAGCAGCTATGTACCTGGAAATTAAATCAAAGCTTGGCTATACTCATAAAGAAGTGCTTAATTTAATGTCCTCTACTGCAATTCAGACAAGGGGTCGTCAAGGAACATTTAACAAGCTTATTAGTTTAGATAAAGCACTTTCTACAACTGTATTAGCTCCTACTCCTGTACCAACTCCTACTCCAGTTATAAACCCAACAGGGCCAACTACAGAAGAAATTGCAGCGCAAGAAGCAGCAGTAAAGGCAGCTCTGCAAGCAGAAGCTGATGCAGCAATTGCAGCAGCACAAGCAGAGTACGATGCTACGGTAAAAGCAGCAGCAGATAAGCTTGCTTCTACAAAAGCAGTTTGGATGGCAAAGCTAAATGGATAATCAGCAAACAGTTCTGGAAGAAATTATTGGAGATGTAGCAACAGATCTTTATAACAGATGGTCTGCTGCACTTCCAGAAGAAGAAAGAAACCAACAAGCATTTAGCGCAATGTCAAAAAATGCACATGAAACAACCGTATTTGTTATTCAAAATTTTATGAAACGGTTTAATGATGCTGCTGAAGAGTTAAAGGGTAATGATGCTGGGCAGGCTTGACCTGCCCAGTTTTATTTGATAGGATACATACATGCAAACATTTCTACCATTTCCAGCTAAACGTAATAGTTTAGATGCGCTTGACAACAAGCGTTTGAACAAACAAATACTTGAATGCTACCAGATACTTAACATACTGAGTGGCAACTCTAAGTCTAATGCATGGCGTAATCATCCTGCAGTTTTAATGTGGGAGGGTGCAGAGCAAGAGCTTTATAGGTATGCTATGACAGCAGTTGTATTAGCAGACATGCGTGGCATCAAGACAGATAAAAATAAAGCTAATCTAGAATCATTGTGCAAATCACATGTTCTATCATGGGGAGATGATACCCCACGTTGGGCAATCAATCCAACAACAATTAAGCGTGTTAACGCAACACACAAAGCAAACTTGTATCGTAAGGATCCAATTTATTATGCAGAATTTGCATCATCTGTAAATGATCCATATAACAAGCCATGCTGCGAACAATGCCAGTATTACTGGCCCACCCATGAGGATAAATATGCTTACGCTAAATGATGAAAATTTTGACAAAACAATAGATTTTCAGGGAACGATACTGGTAGATTTTTGGGCTGAATGGTGTGGGCCATGCAAAATAATGCTACCAATACTTGAAGAAATAGACTCAGAGGGCCTTGTACTCGTCGGTAAATTAAATGTTGATGAGAATCCAGGGAAAACTGAAGAATACTCTGTACAATCAATACCAACTATGGTATTATTTACTAATGGTCAACCAGTTCACAAAGTAATTGGTGCTATGCCAAAGCATAAGCTTCTAGAGGAGCTTAAGCAATGGATTTAAATTTTAATGAGTGGATGAAATACGGATTCGACAAAGGTTGGATCTCTGATGTATTTTGTAATACTCATGAAGGTCCGCCAATGACCGATGAAGAAGAATATGAATGGAACGAAGGCGGAGATCCATGCAGTTTCCAAATACGTGTTTGGGAATTAGATTAGAATTCTGCGCTCAAATGAGGCAGATAATTAAGGAGAAATAAATTAAATGAAGTCATTTAAGAAAATCGCTCTAGCCATGGTTGCAGCCATGACTACCGCAACAATCGTAGCAACACCTGCAAGTGCTGCTGTAATGACAGTGGCTGTAGATCTAGCAGGAACAGCAAACACAACTGCTTCCGCTATTGCTACACCAGCATCATTGCCAGTCCCAGCAGACAACACAGTAGATGCAGCAGATGCTCTACGCTTTGTAGCAACAGTTGATACAGGAACATCAGTTTCTGTTACAGCAACGAATGCAACAATTGTTTCTGCGCTACACACATCAGCAGCACCAGTAACCGCAGCATCAGGATCAACATCTTTGACAATCGCAACTGGTACAGGAACAACCGCAACATTTTATGTATACACAAAGACAACAGCAATTGGTTCAGTTGTAGTAAATAATGGCGGAACAACACTTACATATTATGTACAGGGAACAGCAGGTAAGATCAATAATCTTACAGTTGCAGCACCAGCATCAGGCGCTGCTGGAACAAAGCAGGATATTCTAGTTACAGCAACAGACGTATTTGGAAACAAGGTTTCTGGTAAGTCTCTTACTGCAACAGTATTTGCTGCTACAGCAACACTAGACACGGCAACAGCAACAACTGGTGCAACACTTACAGATTTTGGAGTTGCCACATTTAAGGCAACACTTCCAACTGTAGGCACACGTGCTCTAATTATGTTTGCACCAACCACATCAACAGACGCAGTATCAGGCGCAGTAACTGGACTTACAGCACCTACACTAGCACCGTTCTCAGAAATTACAGTTCGTGATATGGCTGCAGAACTAGCAGCAGTAACTGCTGCTAAAGTTTCTGCAGAAAATGCTCTTGCTGCTGCAGTAGCTAATGCTGCTACAGCCAAGGCTGCAGCAGATGCAGAAATTGCTAAGCTTAAGGCAGAAGCAGTAAGCGCAAAGCTAGCATCAGATTCAGCAACTGCAACAGTAGTCGCTGCTAAGGATGCAGAAATTGCAAAGCTAAAGGCGGACAACGCCAAGGCACTTGCGGATATTAAGAAGGCATTCAATGCACTCGCTAAGAAGTGGAATGCAAAGAATCCAAAGTCCAAGGTTACTTTAGTAAAGTAATCTAATTATTGATAAAGGGGCAGGAGGAAACTCTTGCCCCTTTACCTATTAAATGCTACAATTAGATAGTGGAAGAAATAATTAACGAATTTGAGCTTTATAAAACTGCCTATAAAAAAAGATTAAAAGATGAATTTAGGGATTTAGAGTTACCACCAGAGTGGAGACCACGTGACGTTATAAAGTTTATAATGTCACGAATTGAAAGGATAGATTGATGGATACTAAGAAAAAAAGTTTCTACAAATCACTTACGTGGCCAGCAGTCCATATATTGTTTGTGGGAACAATGGTTTATGTTTTTGAAAAGATCATTACTGGCGAAGCCCACTGGGAGTACGCTGGAGCATTTGCAATAATTTATACACTGTGTGAAATGTTAGGATTCTTTTTGCACGAAAGAGCCTGGAATAAGTTTGGCGCAAGAATCAAATAAGTATGAATAATTGTGAAATAAAAAATTGTAATAATAAAGCAACAAGAATATCATCACCAGATAAAAAGTTTATCTGCGAGGAATGTTGGCACAAAGAATATAGATCTTAATGATTGAGCAAATAAAGGCTGTTCAGATAGACGTCAACGGTTTATGCAATGCAGGCTGCTGGTTTTGCCCAGTGTCTTATGAGGGAAACCCAAAATCAGCAAGAAGAGAGATGCCTCTAGAAGAACTAGATAATATTCTAAGGCAACTGCGTGATGGCAAAGGCGATTTTGTTGATCCTAATCTAGAACTAATATATACAGCAAACTATAATGAAGTTTTACTATACAAATATTTTGAGGAAATGTTTGATA